AACTTATGCTTGAGAATGTCGAGGCCGATGACATTATATCTCATGTTGCACAATCGGGAGTTTTTTCCGGACAACAGAAGGTTATTATCTCCTCAGACAAAGACTTTCTGCAATGTTGCGACAGAGAGACAGTTCTTTATCGACCCTTACCAAAGCAAAACTTTGAGATAATGAACACAGTGTCCATTTGTGAGAACTACAAGATTCACCCAGTGAACATCGCAGCCGCTCGCGCCCTTTCGGGTGATAAATCGGACAACCTCCCCGGCATCCCTGGCGTGGGTCTAAAGACCGTCGCAAAGAAGCTCCCATTTCTTGGCGAAAGCACTTCACATTCCCCAGAAGATGTGCTAAAATATTGTCAGGAGAACGCACAGGACGGGAAAATGTCATTTTATAAAAAAGTTCTTGATAATGAGAAAACATTTTTACAAAACTATAAAATGATGCAGCTTTATGCGCCAAATATATCTTATGTGGGTATCAAAAAGGTAAACGAAGCACTGAACCATTATTCCAGAAACGTCAACAGAACCGAGATCACTAAGTTCATGCACGAAGACGGAATATCTTCGACCGACTGGACAGACCTATTTATAACTTTTAATAAGATTAAGATGGCGGATAATAATGGCTGAAGAGACTAATAAACAACCGAGCTTTTCATCTTACGGCTTTTCAAAGTCTTTTCAAGAAAAGCTTGCGATGCTGATATACGAAGACCGAGCCTTCTGCGATCAAATCGGAGAAGTGCTGCAGTATAACTTTTTTGAATATAAGCATCTGCAAGCTTTTGTAGAAAAGGTGTATTCCTACAAGAACAAGTACGAGTCTCATCCGACAGACTCGGCCTTTGAAACAATTCTGAGGGGAGAGCTAGAAGATCACAGCGAGATACTGAAGAAACAAATGAGAATGTTGTTTGCTCGAATTATCTCTTCAAGGGGCGAAGAAGCAAAAGACGAAAAGTATATCAGAGATAGATCTTTAAACTTTTGCAGAACACAGAGCATCAAAAAGGCGCTCCTTCATTCTGTTGACTTATTGGATACCGAGGACTTTGACAAAGTTTTGAAATCTATCGAAGATGCTTGCAAGCTGGGGACAGATAACAACTTTGGGCATGATTTTTTGAAAGACTTCGAGAAGAGATTCGAGTTCAAAGAGAGATCTCCCGTAACCACAGGTTGGAAAGAAGTCGATTTAATTACAGGACAAGGTTTGGGCAAAGGGGAGCTTGGGGTAGTCATCGCGCCAACAGGTGCTGGAAAGTCTATGGCACTGGTGCATTTAGGCTCACAGGCCGCCAAGCAAGGATTAAATGTAATTCACTATACCTTGGAGCTATCGGATACCGTTGTCGGTAAGAGGTACGACTGTTGCTTGACGGGCTTTACTCTTAACGCGCACTATGGACTAAAGGAAGAAATTTATGAAAAAATTACTTCCCTTTCGCTTGGCAATCTCATAGTTAAAGAATACCCGACGAAGACCGCAACTACTCAAACTTTGCGGAACCATCTGGAAAAATTAAGAAAGAGAGACATCAAGATAGATATGATAATCGTTGATTACGCCGATCTATTGAAGCCAATATCGGCCCAGAGGGAGCTCAGGAATGAGCTAGGTGGCATCTACGAAGAGCTTCGAGCCATGTCTCAACAATACCAATGCCCAGTTTGGACAGCTTCGCAAACAAACAGAGCGGGATATAACGCACAAATTGTACAACCAGAACAGATTAGTGAAGCGTTCAATAAGTGCTTTATTGCTGACTTTATCTGCACTATTTCAAGAACAGCGGAAGACAAGCAAGCTAATAAAGGGACCATGTATGTCGCAAAAAACAGAAACGGCCCCGATGGAATAGCTTATCCGATGTTCATCGACACTAGCTCAATAGATCTCAAAGTTTTCCCAAATGATGGAATGACAGTGGAGAGTATTGAGAAAGAAAAGACGCAAGATTATACCAAGGCAATGAAACAGAAATACAAACAATTTAACGACGAAAAGAAGAAGGAGTCTAAGAATGCCTAGTGAACCAGAAGTATCTACAGACAAAAACAAGAGAGAGCCCGAAGTGGCAACAAAAATATTGAGCGATATCACTGTCTTTATGAAGTACGCTCGTTACGACCATGACAAGAAGCGTCGTGAGACGTGGGCGGAAATAGTAGATAGAAACAAAGAGATGCACATAAGGAAATACCCAGAGCTCTCTTTCGAGATAGAGAGGGCATACAAGCTGGTTCACGACAAAAAAGTTTTGCCTTCCATGCGTTCTCTGCAGTTCGGAGGCAAGCCTATTGAGATTAGTCCTAATCGAATTTACAACTGTGCGTTCATGCCAATGGACGACTGGCGCTCTTTTTCTGAAGCTCTGTTTCTCCTATTGGGAGGGACAGGAGTAGGATACTCGGTCCAGCGTCATCACGTAGAAAAGCTTCCTGAGATTCGTAAGCCAAGAAACGACAAAAGGAAGCGTTTTTTAATTGGGGACTCTATTGAGGGCTGGGCAGACGCAGTTAAAGCTCTGATGAAATCCTATTTCACTGGCGGAGCAGAAATAAACTTTGATTTCTCAGATATTCGCCCTAAAGGTGCCAGACTTGTGACATCTGGCGGAAAAGCGCCCGGACCCGAACCACTGAAGATATGTATTAGACAGATAAAGTCCATTCTCAATGAGGTACCCGACGGTGAGCAGCTTTCCTCTATTCAAGTACATGACATCGTTTGCCATATCGCTGATGCGGTTCTTGCTGGTGGTATTCGTCGTGCTGCTCTTATATCACTATTTTCTGCCGACGACGAAGAGATGATTTCTTGTAAGTTCGGCAACTGGTGGGAACAAAACCCACAGAGAGGTCGAGCTAACAACAGCGCTGTTCTCCTTAGACATCAGATTGATAAAGAGTTCTTTATGGAATTGTGGAAAAAGATCCAACTCTCCAACAGCGGAGAGCCAGGCATCTATCTTTCCAACGATAAGGACTGGGGAACAAACCCGTGTTGTGAAATCGCACTAAGACCATACCAGTTCTGTAATCTGTGTGAAGTAAACGTATCGAACATAGAGAGCCAAGAGGACTTAGAGGACCGCACCCGCGCCGCAGCTTTAATTGGCACTCTGCAGGCTGGTTATACTGATTTTCATTATCTTCGATCTGTCTGGAAAAGAACGACGGAAAAGGATGCGTTGCTTGGCGTCGGGCTCACTGGCATAGGATCCGGAGAAGCTCAGAAGTACGACATGAAAGCGGCTGCAGCAGTGGCAAAAGAAGAGAATAAAAGAATCGCAAAACTCATTGGCATTAAGCCAGCCGCTCGTGTCACAACAATCAAGCCAGCAGGAACGTCCTCTTTGGCATTGGGATGCAGCTCAGGTATTCATGCTTGGCATAATGACTATTATATTCGTCGCGTTCGAGTTGGGAAGAATGAGTCAATTTATGGTTATTTGAGTAAGTGGCACCCAGAACTCGTTGAGGACGAATATTTTCGTCCCCACGACACTGCCGTAATTAGTATCCCTCAGAGAGCACCAGAAAATGCTATTCTTCGCCATGAGCATGCAATCGACCTGCTTGAGAGAGTGAAGTGGTTTAACAAAAACTGGATTCGTCCAGGACACCTGAAGGGACAAAACACCCACAACATCTCAGCCACTGTTTCAGTTAGGGAGCATGAGTGGGGCATCGTTGGTGAGTGGATGTGGGAGAACAGAGGACACTTTAATGGTCTTTCAATTCTACCATATGATGGCGGGACATATGTGCAGGCTCCTTTCGAGGACTGTGACAGGAACACCTATGCAGCAATGATGGAGACTTTGAGCTCTGTTGACTTGCGCTTTGTGGTCGAAGACGACGACAACACTAACCTGTCGGGCGAATTAGCTTGTGCAGGCGGAGCTTGTGAAGTAAAATGAAAGTCGGTGACTTGGTAAAAGATAAGCTATGGGGAGAACTCGGCATAGTAGTATGTGTGCCTCCAAAACCATCTATGATAGAAGTTGTCTGGTCTAGAGAAAACCCCAGAAGACAAAAGCATCTCTTGGGAGATCTTGAAGTGTTGGCTGAAATAAAGTAAAAAGACACTTGACTTTTAACAAACGTGTGTTATAATAAGAGAGCCGAAAGGCTCTTTTACTATTTGAAGGAGATAAAATGACAGAATATCGTATTGCTAATAAAAGTTTGCGTGAAATTGAAAACGAAGAAGGGAAGCTCTCTAAGGAGGAGCATGTGGCCAATTACATCAAGTCAGTTGCCAGCATCGAGGAGTGCATTGAGCCCTTCAAGGAACAGAAGAAAGCTCTAAAGCAGAACTACGTCGAGAATGGCTGGCTTGAGAAAGAAGACATCAAGCTCGCTATGAAAGCCTACAGAATGTTCAAAGATGAGGTTGACCTGGAGCAGCTTCGAGACTTTTATGAGACAGTCGGAAGGAGTGTCCGATGAAAGTATATCCAAAGAATAAGCACCTTTTGATAGAGATTGTAGAAGAAGAAACAGAAGAGACAGGCATTCTTCTTCCAGATGATTATCAAGTTATCAAGGACTTTGTTGTGGCCAAGGTGTTGGCCGTCCACCCCTCTGTTTCCGAGGAGATCCAAGAGGGCTCTCTGGTTGTTGCAGAGGCGAATATGGTTCGCAAGGTAGAGGTAAAGGGCCAAGAGCACTATTTACTACAAGCGAACTATGTTCTATGCGAGGTTAAATAGCGATTTCACAAAGCTATTTTCTAGGAGGTGCCCGGTGGAACGTTTGCTATCCCAAACAATATATGATAATAAACGAGAAACTGAAAAAACATTTCAGGCTTTTCCATCGCTTGGTTTTAAGTCCCATCCTTGTTGTCGTCCTACCGTCTTTGTCGTTGGCACTGGCAGCGCGTAACTCTGAGTTCGTATACGAGCTCTTGGTGTGTGTGACATATTATTGCAATATATTGGCCTATAAAATAGGAGAGTTAGTCTCTTGTGTTGTAGGCTGTATCGCAGGAAGCAGATAGAAGCTTGACAGATATTATTATAGGAAATTGCATAGGGGCCTTAAGGCACTCTTTCCACCACGGCACACCACTCTTTATGAATGGTGAGCCCCCGTTTACTTTTTCCGAAGACCGCGAAGAGTGGGACAAGTTGTACGCATGTCTATCTCTCAAGGGCCTTGTTCCCTTCGGCGATATAATGTCCACCGTGACGGTGCTCTTGGATGAAAATACTGTAGAGGCTCGCACTCGCGGAGTAAAGAGATATTTTGAATATGACAACCTATGGATTTATAACGACGAGAACGTTGGAGGCTTAGAGTTCCACATTCAGGAAGAAAATGATGAATTTGATGTTTATGATATTTTCCATATCAAAAACGTCCAGCCATCAACGCTCACGAACATTAAACAAGGGCAAGACTTCATGAAAGAGATGTTTACGTTCTCTCTGCACAGGGAGACTTTCTATTGTTCATTGTCTCGCATGACGGGGGAACAACTAAGTAGCACAGAATATTCAGAGCCAATTGTTAGATTGAGCATGTTTGATATCTTGTCTGAGAATGGCGTTCTTGGCTCAAAGAACGGCCAGTGCAAAAAGACTGGGAACATAAAAAGAATATCAATAAAACTAGACCATAGAGAAAGAAATGTTAGAAAAGCGGGAATGAACAAGTATTCGGACATCAAGGGTGTTCACTTTCGCAAGACGTTTAATAAATTGTCCGATATAGAGTATAATCTATTAGATGAGCCACTCAAACCATTTAGCGGGAATAATCCCTATTTGCAAAAGAGGGACGTACTTCGACACGCCACTGCATGACTGCATGATGATGCTGAAGGACGGGTACACCTTGCTGCAGAACGCCATCAACGAATGTTTGGCAGTGGGGTGCGATACGATATGGATAGTGTCTCAGTACAGGGACATTGCCTTCGTCAAGGGGCATGTGGGAGAGTGGGCATATGACTATAGCACTTATGAGTATAAGATTTCAACTAGCAATGTCCCAAAGGTTCCGATATATTATGTGCCTGTTAAGCCAAGGGACCAGAACATTGGCCGCCTCACCTATCCTTGGGGAGCTATCCACGGCTCTTTCATGGCATTCCGAATAGCGAAGGGTCTTAGTAAATGGATAACGCCAGACAATTATTATGTATGCTCGCCCTACAAGGCTTGCGACATATCAGGACTCATTGACAACAAGAAAGTATTTCTCGACAGAGAAAGGCCAACTATTGTGTCTTGCGAGGGAGAATCAGTGCTGACTTCAAGCAACTTGTCTTTTACGATAAACAAATTAGTTTTCAACAAGGCGAGAAGAAGAGTAAGGATAGACGGAAAAGAAAAGCCAGAAGATGTATTCGATATCTTCCAGGATATAGAGCACAACGAGGTGAAGGTAGCGTGGCACCAAGACATAAAGTCTTGGGAGGACTACGAAAACTTCATTGTTTCAAAAAAAACGATAGACACTCGCTCAAAAGACTTGATTCCTGGCAAGAAATGGAATATAATAGAGAGCTAAGGAGGGATCATTTGAAAAGAGGAGATCTCGTGGTGTTCTTTGTGAATCAGGAGGGGGAGTACAATACAACATCCTTTCACTTGACGAGCTCCAGAGAGAAGACATTTGTGGGCAAGATAGCCTCCGGTATTATTATGAGCGAGAACGAGCACGCATCGTTTACTTTTTGTAAGGTTTTCACCAATTCAGGAACGCACTTTGTCAGCGTCCATGACATGTGTTTAGCAGAGGAGTTTTTATATGGAAAGAAAAGAGAGTAAGATTAAGTTTGTTGGCCTCCATGCCCACTCGGTGGCAGGTAGCCCGTTTGATGGACTAGGGTACCCGCAGGCCCACATGGACTTCGCATACAGTAATGGATCCGACGCCTTGGCCCTGACAGATCATGGAAATATGAATGGCTTGGCGTATCAAGTTCTTCATGGTAAGCAGATGATGAAAGACGGTAAAGAGTTCAAGCCCATCTACGGTGTTGAAGCTTACTTCGTTCCGAGCGTCGAGGAGTGGCGTAAGATAAAGGAAGAGTATGACGCCGAGAAGAAGACGAAGAGCAAAGAAGATGCGAGTGGTACGACAGTCGAGGACGAAGATGCCTCCAAGTCTCTTATCAAGAGTCACATCAACAAGCGCCGCCACCTCGTACTGTTGGCTCAGAACCAGACTGGCCTTACTAACTTATTTAAAATGATATCAAAGTCATATTCCCCAGAGAACTTCTTTCGATACCCTCGCCTTGACTATGAGCTCCTCGCTGAGAACTCTGAGGGCATCATCGCCGCCTCTGCTTGCATGGGTGGTATTTACGCTGGAGACTTTTGGGAGAATCGCGAAGAGGGCGAAGAGGCTGTACTCGATGCCATGCGAGAGACAACTCGCCGCATGGTCGAAATATTTGGCGACAACTGGTACGGAGAGCTGCAGTGGAACGCCATTCCCGAACAGCATGAAATTAACAAATATGTTATTCAGGTGTGTGGCGAGATGAACGTCCCTCTTATCTCTACTGCAGATAGTCACTACCCATCACCAGACCTGTGGAAAGACCGAGAGCTCTACAAGAAGCTTGGATGGATTTCCAAAGGCAAGGGCATGGACTCGGAAATTCCAGAGAGCTTGAGTGATATGTCTTATGAACTGTACCCCAAGAACGGCGACCAGATGTGGGAGTCATATAAGAGATACTCAGAGAAGTGCGGAGTTGAATATGACGATGACTTGGTGTTGGAGAGTATCGAGAGAACACACCAGATAGCTCACGAGAAAATAGAGGCTTTCTTTCCAGACAACACTGTTCGTTTGCCGGACTTTGTGGTGCCGAAAGGCCAGACCGCAGACCGCGCCCTCATTTCGCAATGTATCGACGCCCTCAAGGAGAAGGGATTGTCCACAGACATGGAGTATGTCAACCGACTCAAGATGGAGCTGGAGGTGATCGCAGACCGTGGCTTTAGTAAATACTTCTTGACAATGAAGGCTATCTCTGATAGAGTGTCATCTAAACAGCTTGTCGGCGCAGGCCGTGGTTCCGCTGCGGGTTCGTTGGTTTCGTATGTCTTGGACATCACCCAGATTGACCCCATCAAGTACAAGCTGCAGTTTGAGAGGTTTTTGCGTAAAGATGCCACGGACTATCCCGACATTGATTATGATTGTGCCGAGCCTATGGAGGCCAAGGAAATGCTTATTGAAGAATGGGGCGAAGACACAGTTGTGCCGATTACTAACTGGAACACGCTACAACTTCGTTCTCTCATCAAGGACATTTCGAAACTGTATGGTATCCCCTTCATTGAGGTCAATAACGTGACCAGTAAGATGATGCGCGAAGCTACCCCAAAAGCTAAGGCTGCCAAGGGCCAGACTGCAGGTGTGTATGTCCCGACCTTCGAAGAGGTCATGATGTATAGTGACAGTTTGAGAAATTTTCTTGAGAAATACCCCAACGTCAAGACTCATGTCTTGAACTTATACGGCCAAGTGCGCTCGGCCTCGCGTCACGCTGGTGGTTGCTTGGTTGGCGAACAGT